CGGCGAGGTAGGCGCGGGCGAGGTTGGCGCTGACGAGGTTGGCGCTGACGAGGTTGGCGCTGACGAGGTTGGCGCCGGCGAGGTTGGCGCCGGCGAGGTTGGCGCCGGCGAGGTTGGCGTGGGCGAGGTAGGCGCCGGCGAGGTTGGCGCCGGCGAGGTCGGCGCGGGCGAGGTTGGCGCGGGCGAGGTAGGCGCCGGCGAGGTTGGCGCCGTCGAGGTTGGCGCCGGCGAGGTCGGCGCCGGCGAGGTTGGCGCCGGCGAGGTTGGCGCCGGCGAGGTTTTTCCTATTCGAAAAACCCCACTTGACGGCTAGACCAAGTTTCACGCTCGGAAATTCACCGGGCGCGCACCGGATCTTGGCAGTGAATTTCACCGATCCATCACGCTGGTCCCGCACGTCATATTTTTCGGTTGGGAGGGTCATTTTTAAATCCTGGGATCTTGTGGTCGGATTCTTGCCCTCCAAATTGCGCGGATAAATAAAAAATGCAAGCCGAAGTCATGCTTGCATCGGATTTTAATTGGACCGATAAACGGACTATGACGCACGACCGAACGCCGCACCTCAATTCCTTCAAGGGCATTTTGGCCCATTGGGCAACGCTTTGGATTTTCGCCGAGCAAATGGGCGTCCCGCTCTCGACGGTGAAAAACTGGAGCACGGAAAATTCCATCCCACCTACGCGCTGGGACAAATTAATCGAGGTCGCGGCGGCCTGGGGAATTGAATTGTCCCTCCCCCTGCTCAATCGTCTCTACCTGGAGCGCCAGGAACCCCGCGCGCGAATCTCAAGGAAATAATCATGGCTCAGAACATCAACACCGTCCTTGGCGTTACCCCGAAGAAGCGCGGGCGCCCGAAGGGGTCCGGAGCGGCCAAGGGGCCGATCAGGAAGGCCAGCGAGGCCGCTGCGAAGGCTGAGGCCATGGTAGGTGGCGCTTGGGCCAAGACCGGCCCTATGGCGGCTCCTGAGCCCCAGCGCGCACCTGCCTTCGGGGCCAACCAGCCGGACGTGTCGACGGTATGCCAATGGGCCAAGCGCATTCGCCTGAAGACCGAGGAGGTCGACAAGGTCAAGTTGGCCATGAAAGCCGCCCGCGGCGCGCTGCGCGATGAGCGCAAGCTGGCGCAGGCAGACGGCATGGTCATGGGCGAGCTCGATGAGGCGATCGAGGCCCTACGCACCGAGCATGTCGATTTGTTGGCGCGCGAGGAGCGGCGCCGATTCTATTTCGCGGCGCTCGGACTGCCGATCGTGGAGCTGGGCGCCAGCGTGTCGGAGACCCTCACGCCTGGGAGCGACGCCGATCGATGGTTCAAGCGCGGAGACCAGGCCGGCCGCCTCGGCGAGAAACGCGACATCCCCGACGGCTGTCCCGGCGAGCATGTCCAGGACTTCCTGCGTGGCTGGGAAGCCGGCCAGGACCTGCTGATGCGCGCCCTGCCCCTGACCCGCGGCGCATACGATCCGGCCGCCAGCGACGCTGCTGAGCCTGTCGCCGAAGAAGAGGTCCCAGGGATCGCTTCCCGTTCGGCCTCGACGTTGGTGCTCAATGAGGCGGCCTTCATCGTCGGCACGGACATCATGGACGCCAACCTGAAGACCATGCACGCCCTGGCGGTCGCCTTGGTCCCTATGCACGAACGCGTGATCGCGCTCTTTGGGACCAAGCGCCGTCCGATCAAGGAGCCGGACGACACCATGCCGGGCGGCTTCTACATCGACACCGGCGAGCCCGACGTGCCGCTCAGCGACGCTGAGTCCGCGTCGGCGGCCATTTCCGATCCGATGCTGTTGAACTGATGACCATCTACCTCGGCGCGGACCTGGCCGGCGCCACCGGCATAGCCTACGGCCGCGCCGAGACCATGCCGCACGCCGAGGTCCGGACGGCCCCAACGACGGGCGCGGACCTCGGCGCCTACGGCCGCTTCTGGTGGATCGTCTGGCGCTCGGTGCTCAAGGGCCTGGCCGAACGCCTGCACCCCGGCGAGAAGATCGTCGTCTGCTACGAATCGCCGGTGCTGATCGAAAAGCGCACCGATCCCCAGACCGGGCGGGTGATGGGCGGCAATTCGATCGAGACCACGCGCAAGCTGCAGAGCCTCGGGGTGATCCTAGAGACCGCGTGCCTCCTTTTCGCCGAGGAACACAACATCGTGATCGAGGTATTCGAGTGCCACAGCGCGACCATGAAGGTCGTCCTTGCTGGCCATGGGCACGCCAGCAAGCCCGACATGGTCGAGGCGGCCCGGCGGGCCGGCGTGAGGCTCCCCGCGGGCCCTGAGGCGCACAACGCCGCGGATGGCTTCGCAGCGTGGCTGGTGGCCCTCAGGGCGCATGAGCCCAAGGTTTTCGCCGGGTGGATTTTCCAGATCAGAGGTGATGCATGACTAAGAATGTTTTTGCCGAGACCGACGCTCAACATATTGCAAACGAGATAAATGCCGCAGTATTTGAAATGCTCATGGAACACGCGTTCTCTCTTTGTAACATTGAGGACGTTTCCGCGATAAACATCCGTCCGCTTGTAATGGGCGCGCTGGCCGGGACCGTTACCTTTGCGGTACGCAACGACCCTGGAGCGGTAGATGAGGTGATGGACGCGATGATTGACTGCCTCCGGCGGGTCGCTCCGCAGGTGAAAATGGCTCTCGTCATAGAAGCCGCCGGCGCCGATCCGAACAAGGTCAACCTCGCATGATCGTCAGCGGGAACTTCCCTTGCCCAGCCTGCGGCGCGCCGACATCGGTGCGCGACAGCCGGCCCTCCCCGCGGCTCGGTGTCCGCCGACGGCGGTGGTGCGCCAATGACGGATGCGGCGCGAAATTCACCACCATGGAAGTGATCTGGGACGGCGAAGAGCACGCCCGTGCGACCGGAAAGGAACAGGTCGAGTGGGCATTCAAACAGCTGGCCGAAATGCTCCGGCGCTACATCCCCGCGATCGAATTGGGGGAAGAGTTATGAGCGAAACCCGCGAGATGGAGCCTGTCTACGCCAAGCTCGGGCGATGGGTGCGACGGGTTCGCAAGTCCAACGCGCTGACACAGGCGCAGCTGGCGGAACTGATGGGGTTGGACCGATCGTCGGTTGCCAGCATCGAGACCGGGCGGCAGCGCGTGCTGCTGCATTCGTTGGTCGAGTTCGCTGAGCTGATGGGCTATCGGCTGACGCTGACGAAGATCCGCTGATGACACCTGCCGAGCGCATTGCCGAGCTAGAGGCGGAGGTGCTCTATCTCCGAGGTCAGTTGGGCTATATGTTCGGTCAGGAGCCAAGGCGCGTTATCCGAGATTCCCTCAAGCTAACAGCAACACATGCGCGCATTGGGCAAATGCTTTGGGTCGCTAAGGGCCGCGCGCTATCGGTCGAATTCCTGGAAGATCATCTACCTCCTTTAAAGGGGGAGAGAAATCACCCACGAAGAGCGATCGCCGTGCAGATTTGCTTGCTTCGCAAAATCCTCGGCCGCGCCGCGATTATCAATGACTACGGAAAGGGCTACCGTATATCCGACGAAGCCCGCGCGCGGATCGACGCGGTGATGGCCCTTGACGGAAAACCTGGAAAGGAGCAATCCTGAAAACGACGAAGGGTCCGGACGGTAAATCCGGACCCCCAGTCCTACCGCTGTAGCAGCAGCGGGCGTGAAACGCCCGGAAATAATACGGCGTTTTTCTCCCGAAGCAAGCCCAGCGGCCAAATTAAATGGCCAGCGTGCTTGATCACGCGCTCATGAAACCCCGGCCTGTTCCGCAGCGGGGGAGTGCCAAAGCAGGAAAAACCGATGCGGGGGCAGTTCCCACCCGCACGCCTGGCGCTGGTGGTCCTCTCCGCTGCGCTGCAGGCCGCCGTTGCGAATGAAGCAGCTCATAAATTGGTGGACGCGTAACCGACCAGCCGGAGAAATCCGGCGAGCTGAGAGGATGTGCCGACAAAGCGCAATTTCGAAACCCAGGGCGAAGTGTGCCTACCACCCAGCCACCCCACAGAGATCGAAGGAAACCTTCCTCCCCACTCAAACCCGATAGACAGAACAAAGGGCTCTCCAGGATGATCACCAAGCTGAATCTCAGGACTACCTCTCCGCACGCGCGGAAATTCGAAGACGCTCGTAATTTTTTCGTTGATAAACTTAAAGATCGAACGCCGGGAGTAAAACTACTGTCGATAGTAGAGTTAGCGCGCTTAATTTCGAAAAAACCGATCAGCGCCGAGGACGCGTATCCGTATTTGGTCAACGCGCACCGGAAAGCGCTCCAGAAGATGGCCGAGAGATTTCTGGCCGCGCACCCAATGAAGAAAAGCAACCGCTCGAAAAACCGTCGGAGGAAGTCATGTCGGAAGTCCTGAAATTCAAATCGGAACCACGGATCTCCGACCCTCCGCGCGACCTCGAAGCGGAACAAGGAATCCTCGGAATTATCCTGTTCGATAATTCGACAACCGCGGCTCTGGCAGAGCAATTTTCGCCAGAATCGTTCTACGAAGCCGTGCACGCGCGAATTTTCGTGAGCGTGCTGGAATTAATCCGGATGGGCCGCACCGCCGACGCGGTAGCCGTGAACCACAACCTCACCCACGACGACGGCCTGAATTCGCTCGGCGGAATTCGCTATCTCGCTGACCTCGTCGACCACGCACCGCCGGCGAGCCGCGCGCGGGAATATTCGGAGATCGTCCTGGAGCTCTGGCGCCGCCGAGAGCTTTGCCATCTGGCCAGATCCATCGAGGACAACGCCCGCGGCGGCCAGGTTTCCGAGGAGACGATCGCCAATTCGGAAATGCGGTTGATCGAGCTGAATTCGACCACAACCGGAATTTCGTTGGTGAGCGCTTCGGACTCCATCGAGCGCGTCACCCACCAGCTGGAAAACCCGCGCGCGGCTTTCGGCGTGAAATTCGGCCTCAGCCCAATCGACGACGTCACCGGGGGCTTCATGCCCGGCGAATTGTGGCTGGTCGCCGCGCGCCCAGGGATGGGCAAGAGTGCCGTCGCCTCGACCGGAGCGCTCAACATCGCCACAAGGGGACGCGGCCCCGCCGACGAACCACTAGGCGCGATCGAGATCTGCTCCGAAATGACGGTCGAGCAAATGATGCGGCGACACATCGCCGATTGGTGCTATGCCAAGTGGGGCCCCGCGGCGCCCAGCTACTCGCTGATTCGCAAGCGCGCGCTCAGCGCTCAGCAGCTGTTGATGTTCCGGGAAGCCGCGACGGCGATCCGCGAACTCGGAACCCTGAAGAGCCTCTATCGGACCGGTCTCACGGTTCCGGTCCTCAAGTCCATCGTGCGCCGGCAGAAGGCGGCTTGGCTGCGCCAGGGTATCCGGCTGGGCGTGGTGACGATCGACCATATGGGCTTGGTGCTGGCCTCCGGCAGCGCTCAGAAGCGCAGCGAAGCGCAAGGCGAGGTCGCCCGCGACACCAAGCGGATCGCCAGCGAGCTCGAGGTTCCCGTGATCGCCCTGGTCCAGCTGAGCCGCAAGGTGGAGGAGCGAGACGACTGCCGGCCGCGGCTGAGCGACGTACGCGACTCGGGCGAATGGGAGGAGAACGCCGACGGCGTGATCGGCCTCTATCGCGAAGCCTATTACGCTCAGCGCGAAACGGAGCCCAAGCGCCACGATCTCAAGCTGGCCTGGGAAGATCGGCGCTCCAGCAAATGGGTGGACGCCATGTTCCTGAAAATCCGAGAAGGCGAGATGCAAACCGTGCAGCTGTGGGCGGACCTGCCGCGTAACGCCATCCGCGGCGGCATTCCCGACAGCGCATTCCTTGGATCACACGTCGATTTGCTTGACCCGGACCAAGCCCTGTTGCACGACACAGCAACCCTTTTTGAGTGAGCCCCATGACCGAACAGCCTCTTCGCGCGGTTAGCGACATCCAGTTCGTCGTCAACGAGCCGGTCGATATCGAACAGCGGGGGCGCAACATCGCGCACGCGCTGAGCCTCGGTCATAAGGATGCGGATTGCAGCCCGCTTTACCGCATGAACATTTTCGCGAACGGCCCCTCGCTGGCGGACGTCGATTTCAGCCAGATTCCGGGGCGTACAGCGGCCGTGAACGGGGCGCTGGCTACTACCCTAGCCAAAGGCTTCGAACCGGACTTCTGGGCCGCCTGTGACCCTCAGCCGTTGGTGGCCGATTTCATCCCCACGCCGGCGCCGGCCAAGACCACCTACTTGGTGGCGTCGAAGTGCGACCCGGCGGTGTTCGCCAAGCTCGAGGCGCGCGACGTACGCCTTTGGCATATCCGGGATCATCCTCTGGTCGAAGGCCGGCGCGCGGTGAAGTGCGCTTCGAGCGTCACGCTCTGCCTGCTCACCCTGTTCCGGCAGATGGGCTACCGCGACTTCCACGTCTACGGTTGGGACGGCTGCTACGTCGACGGGCTGCACCACGCCGGCGAGCCGCCCCGTGAGCCGACCGAGAACGACATGGACGTGATTGCCGGCGCTGACGTTGCGGACGATCGTACGGTCTCCGGCGGGCGGACCTTCCACACCACCCGGACGTGGGTCCTGGAGGCCCACGACGCGGTGTTGCAGTTGCATCACGTCGACTACTCGGTCAAAATCTATGGCGACGGCCTGATCAAGGCCGTGACCGGGCGTTAAGCGCTGATCTGCGAAGCGGATTTTGGAAAAATGACTGCGGGTGGTGCGCGTAAGGGCGGCGGACGCAGGGCTGGCATTCCCAATAAGGCGTCCATTCGCCGCCAGGAGATCGTCTACAAGGGCGGCTTGGCCCCGTTGGACTACCTGCTGCAGGTCATGAGAGACACCGAGCTGACCCGCGCCGAGCGTGTCGAGGCCGCCAAAGCCGCGGCGCCATATGTGCATCCCCGCCTATCCAGCGTGCAAGCGCACGTCACCGGCGAACTCGACATTCGGAAATTCTTAACGGATGCCGAGTAGAGTTTGTCGGTCAACGAGCAAACCGAAGGAGCGCTCAGATGGGTATCGGAATGGTGATTGGATTGCTGGCGGTCATACTGCTCAACATGCCGAAGGACGTGCGCAAGTGAGCGCCCTCGCGATGTGTGCCGTTCTGGCATTCGTGGCCTGGCGGGTCATTAAAGCGGCACAGCGCCGATGAGCCCGGTCCTCGCCGTCGCGGTGGCCTGCGTTGCCGCAGCCATCCTCGCGTGGGCGCTCATCGGCTGGTGGCGCGATAGGTGACCGCTGACCTGCCCCCCGAACTCGTGGCCAAGGCCCTACGTCTGCGCGACGACTTCGAGTTCTTCGCCCGCAACTGCCTGAAGATCAGGACCAAGACCGGCGAGATCCTGCCGCTGACCCTGAACAAGGGCCAGCGGCACCTGCACGAGCGCTTGCAGCGCCAGCTGCGCAAGACCGGCAGGGTGCGCGCCCTGATCGTCAAGGGCCGGCAGATGGGCATCAGCACCTACCTGCAGGCCCGCTTCTACTGGCTGCTGTGGCGAGCCAAGAAGGGCATGTCGCTCAAGGCGTTCATCCTCACCCACCACGATGACGCGACGTCGAACCTGTTCGGCATGGCGCAGCGGTTCCACGACCTTATGCCGGGCCCGCTGCGGCCGTTCACCACCGCGGCCAGCGCCAAGGAACTGGTGTTCGCCGACACCGGCTGCGGCTACGCGGTGGCCACGGCCGGCACGAAGGAGTTGGGCCGGTCCGACACCATCCAGCTCCTGCATGGCTCGGAGGTCCCCTCCTGGCCGAACGCCGAATCGCACGTGGTCTCGCTGCTGACCACCGCGCTCGCCAAGACGGAGGGCTCGGAGGGCATTCTGGAAGCCACCGCCAAGGGCGTCGGCAACGTTTTCCACCGCATGGCCATGGCCGCAGTGCGCAAGCAATCCGAGTACGAGGCGATCTTCATCCCGTGGTTCTGGGACGAGGGCTATGTGCGCGACTGCCCGTCGACCTTCCAGCCGTCCGAAGAGTGGCTCGAGTACGCCCACCTCCACAAGCTGACCTGGGAACAGCTCTATTGGGCCTACGTGACCAACCGCGAGTTGGCGCAGGCCAAGGCGCTCGATCCCCAGAAGATCTGCGGCGACTTCAAGCAAGAGTACCCGGCGACCTTCGAAGAGGCTTTCCAAAGCAGTGGGAACAGCTTCATCCCGGCGCTGCACGTCATGCGCGCCCGCCATCCCGAGGAGCCTGTGATCGGTCGCGGCCCGGTGATCCTCGGCGTCGACCCGTCCCGGGTGCGGGACAAGGTCGGGATCATCGACCGGTGCGGGCGCCGGCTGGGCGAGCGCATATGCGAGCGCATGGACCCTGGCGGCAATCTCATGTATGTCGCCTCGCAGATTGCTCGAATAATAGACCGCATCAAACCCGACGCGGTGAATATAGATGTGGGGGGGATAGGTGCAGGCGTCTACGATGCACTTGAGGAAATGGGCTATGGCTACTGCATCAACGCAGTCAATTTCGGCAGCCGCCCTCTCGGAAGAGGGCCTACTGGAGAAGACCTTTATTTCAATCGCCGTGCGGAAATGTATGACCTCATGCGGGACTGGTTCGCCAGCGAAGCCGGCGTCCAGATCGAGGACGACGACGGCCTCCACGCCGACCTGACCGCCGCCGAGTGGGGGCCGCAAGCCACGCGCTACAACACCACGAACGAGTTGATTCTCGAGCCGAAAGAGAAAATCATAGAGCGGCTTGGGAGTTCACCAGACCTCGGCGATGCGGCGGCCCTCACCTTCGCCGTGCCGTTCGCGCAGGGGATGGTGGCGCAAAATCAGCCGCCGCGCGAGCGCCGGCGCAGTCGGAGGACGGGCTATTGAGCGCCAACACCTATACGGTCCCGCTCCTCTCCGAAGGCCAAGTGATCGTGCGCATCGATCGCGACCAGCTGATCCTCAGCGCGCAGCACCCGCACTCGGCGGCGCCGCAGCCGGTGGCCATGCGCCTGGTCGAGGTCGAGTTCCTGCAGCTGGTGCTGGGCAAGGCCGCGGCTCAGTTGCGAGGCGCGGCGGCGAAGCGGCAGCCGGCCGAATGACCGATCCCGACCAAGCGGCCTTTGTCATGGCCGGCGAAGGTAGTAATTGGGTGAGCCTCCGTCTGCTGAAGGACCTGGACGCCTGATGGCCCGCACGCCGCGCATGAAGACGGTTCAGCAGGTCCCTGCTCCCGAGCCGCACGCCTTTCTCGACACGGCCGCACCCACACCGCTCGACGTCTCCGACCCCGCCGCGCTGCTGCCGGCGCTGGTCAAGCTGCACGAGTGGGCGAGCAAGGGCGGCGACATTTCCGATTCGCTCGATCCGGGCGTCGTGGTGCGCATGGGCACGGATGCGGTGCGCCAATGGGACCTCGACAACGGCTCGCGCCAGACCTGGATGAACCTGGCTGAAGCCTCGCTTGCCATGGCCGCGCAGGAGACCGACGACGAGGAGGGGCAGAAGGACTATCCCTTCGAAAACGCCTCGATGATCAACTACCCGCTGCTGACCGTGGCCAGCCAGCAATTCGCCGCCAGGGCCTATCCGGAACTGGTCAAGGGCGACAAGGTCGTCGGCGTCAAGGCATTCCAGCCGCCGCCGACGCGGCCAGGGCCAATCCAGATCGCCAAGGCCGGACCGCAGCCGCAGGGCCCGCAAGAGGCTCAGCAGGCCACCCAGGACATCCAAGGCGCACAGCAGGCGGACGCTCAGCAGGCGGCCATGATCGCCGCCAGGTCCGCGCGCGCAGAGCGTGTGAAGGCCTACATGAACTACGTGATCTTCTACCGGATGGATAATTGGGAAAACGAGACCGACCAGCTCCTGCATGAAGCGCCGATCGTCGGCGTCGGCTTCAAGAAGGTCTATTTCGCCTCCACCGGCCTCTGCAGCGCGTACGTCTCGGCGACGAGGCTGACCGTGCACAACGGCACGAAGAGCATCTGGAAGTGCCCGCGGATCACCCAGGACTACGACGAATATCCGAACGACATCAAGGTCAAGCAACGGGCCGGCGAGTTCCGCAACATCGACCTGCCGGTGGTCGGCGACGACCCGGATGAGCCGCGCTTGCTGATCGAGCAACACCGGCTGGACGATCTCGACGGCGACGGCCTCGCCGAGCCCTACATTTGCACGGTGGACGTCCAGACCCGCCAGGTGCTGCGCATCGAACCGGCTTACACGCTAGAGGATATATTCGTTGACGAAGTGACCAACCGGGTGTTGAGGATCGAGCGCTGGCTTCCGTTCCCGGCGTTCTTCTTCCTGCCGGACCCCAAGGGGCGCTTCTATGGCATCGGCTTCGGCAGGCTCCTGGCTTCGATCATGGATAGCGTCGACACGTCGATCAATCAGCTCATCGATGCGGGGAACGCCGAAATTGCGGGAGGCGGATTTATCGCTTCTAGTGTCCGCCTGCAGGGCTCAGGCCAGGGCGGCTCGGTCTTTCAGCGGCCGGGCGAGTACCAGACGGTCTCGACCAATGGTCCGGACCTGAAGCAGGCGATCTGGGAGCGCACCGTACCGCACCCGTCGGCCGTGACCATGCAACTCCTGGAGATGCTACTGGCGGCGGCCAAGGACATCGCCGCAGTCAAGGACGTGATCAGCGGCGAGGGACCGCAGAATGCGCCGGTCGGTACGACCATGGCCCTGCAAAACCAGGCGCTGACGGTCTTCAGCGCGATCTGGAAGCGAATGTACCGCGGGTTCCGCGACGAGTTCCATCTGCTTTATCGGGCCACCAAGCGGTGGGCGACCGAGCGTGAGCGCAAGGAATACGCCGAGCTGACCGGCGGCAACCTCGATGAGGACTTCCAGGGCGACGGCACGGACATCCAGCCGATCGCCAATCCGACCGTCGTCACCAAGCTGCAGAAGATGGCGCGCAATCAGGCGCTGATCCAGCTGGCCGAAAGCCCCGTCGGCATAGCCGCCGGCATGACGCAGAGCGGCCCCGCGCAGGAGATCGTGCGGGACGTGCTGGACACCCTGGAATACGACCGCCCCGAGCGGTTCCTGGCGCCCGTGCCGCCGAACCCGCTAGAGGTCGCCAAGGCGCAGGACCTTTCCGCCACGGCGCAGCTGAAGGCCGCCGACGCCAAGTTGCGCGTGATCGCCGGCCAGAAGGACCAGGCGGGCGCGACGCTCGATCATGCCAAGGCCTTGCGCGAAGTAGGGCTGGCGGCGCAAGACACCCATCATCTGCACGAAATCGCGGATGCGATGGCGAGAGCGGGGCAGGTTGCCCCCATTCCCGAAGGGAACGTGAATGGCGAGAGCAGTACGACCAGCCCCGCCGGAGCCGGTGCAGCCTCAGCGGGCGGCGCCGCGCCCGCGGCCTGACTTCAAGGCCGCCCCTCCCCACCCCGAGGACTTCGCCGTTTGGTGCGAGCATCCTGTGACGCGATTTGTCGCAGCGGCGATGCAGGCCGCGGCCATCAAGCAAAAGGCCGCATGGGTCGATGCGTCCTGGGGATCAGGACAGGCGTCAGAGCTCTGGCTTTCGACCTTGCGCGCCCGCGCCGACGCCTACATGGCTTTCCTTGAAACCGGACTGGAAGAATATGCCCGAGCCCTCGAAGAGTAAGATCCCGAATTTCGGCAAGATCGGTGACGCGCACCTCGACCGCATCCCAGCCTTGGCGGACTGCCGCCCGGGGCTGCAACCGGTCGAGTACAACGTGATCCTGGCCCTAGCCAAGGCGCCGGAGAAGGTCGGCAATCTCGGCCTGATCATCGCTCCCGACGACACGCGGGAGACCGCTGGCCTCGCCATGCAGGTCGGCCGCATCATCGCCATGTCGCCGCTCGCCTTCGGATATGAGGCGTGGCCACCGGGCTCGCGCCGCCCGCGGATCGGCGACGCTGTGTGGTTCGCCCGCTACGCCGGCGGCCTCTTCGAGGGCCTCGACGGCGCGGAATACCGCATCGTCAAGGACAAGGACATCGGCGCGATCATCGTGGAGGATGGCAATGGCGCTGCGTAAGCGAAACCCCCCTGAGGCGGGCGCGGCGGCGCCGGAGCTTGACGCCGCGGACAATAGCGGGCAACCATCCAGGACAGGCCAGGTCAGCGAAGCCGACCTGATGCTCGAGGTCTCCCGAAACGTCGCCAAGCGGCTGGGATGGACCCCCAAGGAGGAATGGAACCGAGACCCCGAAAAGTGGGTCGACGCTCCTCAGTTCCTCGATCAGGCGCCCGCGCAATTCGAAGCCCTCAAAGAGAGCCGCAAGCGCACGGCGCAAGCCGCCGCCGCCGCCATCGAAGAAGCGCGTCGGCAGGCGAGAATAGAGGCCGAAGCCGAAATCCGAACGGCAGCGGCCACCGGAGACGCGGACGCAGCGGCCCGCGCAGCTGAGAAGCTGGCGCAGGCGTCGGGTCCGCCCCCTCAGACGGTCGCGTGGCTCAGTCGCAATCCATGGTTCCATGCCGACCCTCTGGCGCGCACGCTCGCCCAGGCAGAGGTCAATAGGCTGGCGGCCGGGGGCGCGAGCATCGAGGATCAGCTGGAGGGGGCGGAAGCCACCGTCCGCAAGCGGTTCCCCGAGCATTTCGCGGACGAACATCGCCAGGCCGAACCGGCCAGGGAGGTTCCCCTGGCCAACGTCAGGGCGCCGGCTCCAGCGGTCTCTGGAGGCTCCAGGGCCGCTTTGCCGCCGTCGACCAAGGTCAAGGGCTTCGGCGACATCCCGGTCAGTGACCAGGCGCTTTATCGGAAGCACTTCGCCCGCCGATTCGAGGGCCAAGGGCTGAATAAGGAAGCGGCGGAGGCGAAGTATGCCGACGCCTATTGGGCCAACAAGGGCGGCTGATCGACAGCTCGCCCGCTGAAGGGTGAGCTATGAGCGACACTGCCGCCGCCGAACATCCAGAGCGCCCCATGCGCGCCCGCCAGCCGCGCGCCGAAGCGCAGGCCGGCCACCGCCGTCGTCGGCGCGCCGGCTCGCTCAATCGGATGGCGCAGTTCACCCTGGACATCTTCGAGCCGGAGCAGCTCGACCTGGAGAACTACGTCTATCGCTGGGTGAACGACGAGAAGGGCCGCATCCGCCAGGCCACCCGCAATGACGACTACGACTTCGTGACGACGGCGGAACTCGGCGGCGACTTCGACCCCGATTCGACCGACTCCGAATCGACCGAGCGCGTGCGCATCCTGGTCGGCTCCGACAAGGGCGGAAAGGACATCTACGCCTACCTGTGCAAGAAGCCCCGCGGCTTCTGGGAAACCGATAACGACGAGGTCGTGCGCGCCCGCGAGGACATGATGGCCGGGCGCGTCTACCGCGCCGAGGCCACCGAGGAGGAAGAGACTCGCCCGGGCGGCGACGGGGTCTTCTACGCCTCCAAGTCGAACACCATCGGACACGCGGCCGAGCGCCGGCGCGGGCCGATCCCCCGCAACTTCAAATAGGGACCTGTCATGGCTAACCCGAACACCCCCTATGGCCTGCGCTTGGCGCAGCGCGTCGGCATGGCGGACTTCCGCGATTCGCTGAGCGTCTATTACGTGCCGGCGAACACGACCAACGCCATCTACGAGGGCGATCCGGTCATCAAGCTCGCCGCCTCCGCCGACGTCAACGGGATCGACGGCGTGAACCTGGCGACCGCCGGGACATCGAACAAGATCACCGGCGTGGTCTGCGGCTTCCTGGGCACGGGGACCGCCCAGCTCGGATTGACCGCGCCCAGCTTCTTCGGCCTCTCCGGCTCGCCCGGCCCCGTCTACAAGCCCGCCAACGCCGCCACGCCCTATTACCTCTTGGTCAGCGATGATCCGGAGGCGCTCTACTCGATCCAGAGCAATGATAGCGGCGGCGTGCCGGCGGCCACGATCGTCGGCAAGAACGCCAACCTGGCGTCGGGCTCCGGCTCGCCCTACACCGGTTGGTCTGGCTACCAGATGGCGGCAAACCAGGTCGGCACGAGCGCCAACAATCAGCTCGCCATCGTCGGCGTGCTCCAGGAACCCGACAACGTCGCCGGCTTGGCGAACTGCAAGTTCCTGGTCCGCATCAACCAGAACACCAACGTCAACGCCGGCGCCGGGATCTAGCGTCCGCACCGCCCTTCGCCCTTAAGGAGCGCCCGACATGGCCGCTGTTATCACCCGCTCATCGCACCCGGACGCGCTGTGGCCCGGCGTGCTGGAATGGTTCGGTCTCAACTACGACGAATTCCCCGACATCTGGAACGAGATCTTCGACCGGTTGGATGGTGAATTCGCCACCGAGCGCCTGATCGAAGCCACCGGCTTCGGCCTGGCCCGGAGCAAGACCGAATCGGCGCCGATCACCTACGACACCGACGGCGAGGGCTATGCGACGCTGGCCACGCCCTCTGTCATTGGTCTCGGCTACCAGGTCACCCGCGAAGAGCAGGAAGACAACCTCTACACCGAGGTCAGCCTGCCGCGGGCGGAGAGCCTGGCGTTCTCGATCCACACGACGATCGAATTGAACCACGCCAACATCTTCGTGAACGGCTTCAGCGGCTCCTACCTCTACGGCGACGGTCAACCGCTGTTTTCGGCCAGCCACCCGACCAAGAGCGGCTCGCAGTCGAACCTCGGCACCACGTCGGCCGACTTCAGCGAGGCGTCGCTGGAAGACATGATCAAGCGCATCTACCTCGCGCAGAACTCCCGCGGGCTGCAGATCAACCTGCGGCCGCGCCGGCTGATCGTGTCCGCCGCCGATATGTTCAACGCCACCCGCGTCCTGGAAAGCCAACTGCGCACCTCGACCGCCAACAACGACATCAATGCGATCAAGCAAATGGGCCTGATCCCGGAAGGCGTCGTGACCAACCCCTATCTGGGCGTCGAGACCACCCAGGCGTGGTTCCTGCAGACCTCGGTGCAGAAGAACAAGGGCATGGTCTCGATCTGGCGCCGCGATCCGGAGCTGGAGAAGGACAGGGACTTCGACACGGAAAACGCCAAGGCCAAGTCGACGGCGCGCTTCGTCGCCACCGTGGGCGACTGGCGGTCGTGCTACGCCAATCCGGGTCTGTAAGGCGGGCGGTGACCCATGCGGCGCTCCTATCCGGGCTATGACGCCTACCGGCCGGGAAACGCCTATTTCATCTGCGACCGGTGTTCGCAGCGTCACCGCCGATCGGCCATGCTTACCGAGTGGACTGGCCTAAAGGTCGACGCCAAGTGCCTCGACCCGCGGCCGCCGCAGATGGAGCCGCCGGACGTCTATCCCGAGGGGCTGCCGTTCCCCGACGCCCGCCCGCCGCAGGACAACCCGGACCGGCTCCAGGACGATACCTGCCTCTATCCGGTGGTGGGCGGCATTGCGGCGACGGACGGACAATACTGGACGTCGCCGGCCGGCCAACCGACCTTCCCGGGCGGCCTCAGCCCTCAGCAGCTGGTGGAGACGCCGACACCAGAGGGCCCGAACGTGCTAGAGGACGACGTGACCTTCATCACCGGGCCGGTCTACGCGCCCACCGCCACCTAGGAGGCCGCGCTGCCCCGCTTCAGGGATTATCCCGAGACCTTCGCCCTGGAGCCGACGGACGCCTTCGTGCTGGACCGGCTCGGCGTCGGCACCCTCTACATCGAGGCCGACGAGTGGCCGCTGGGCGTCTATGCCGCGGCCTTCGAATTCCTTGGCGGCACGCCGGCGCTGGCCAGCGAGATCATGGGCATGCACTCGATCGCGGCGGCGTGCACCTTCGCGGCGGACTTCGCCGGCAGCGTCGGATTCACGCTCAACGATCCGGTCAGCACCTTCACTGCGGCGATCTTCCAGAACTCGCTGTCGAATCAGATCGGGACCATGAGCGTCTCGACCGCCGGCGCATTCTCGTTCACCACCACCGGCGGCCTGCCGGTCAGTTGCGCGATCGGCGACGTCCTGATCATCCAGGCGCCGGGGATCACCGTCGAAGGCCTGGCCAACCTGTCGTGGACCTTCCTGGGGAGCATGCTCTGATGACCATCTATTGGGCCGGCGGCGAGATGAGCTCGTTCGTCCCGTCGGACGGATCGATGTATGAGGAAACCGGCGGCTTCTTCGATAATCGCTATGCGCGCTGCGCCATGTACATGGGTGGATCGCCGGGCTCGACCTTGGCCAGCGAGCCGTACGGCTACGGCACCGACTACTGGATCCATTTCAATCTGGCCAGTAGCGGCGGCCCGAACGCCTCCTATCCGATGGCGTCGTTCTACAATGCCTCGGGAACCGAGGTCTACCGCCTTGTCGCGTCGGGCCTCGGCAATACGGAGGTCACTGGCTTTTATTGGAACGGCAGCGCGTTTGTGCAGGTGGGAGCCGGGTTTTCCTTCACCAATGGGCAAGTGAGCGCCTTCGACTTCCACCTGAATTCGACGCGCTACGAGGCCTATTGTGCGGGCACGCTGGTCGACTCCGCCAATGCGACGATGACCGCGGTGTCGCAAATCTCAAGGCACACGTTCTACCAGGCAAACGCCTACAAATACTATTCAGAGTGCATTGTCGCGGATCTGCCGACGCTCGGCTATCGGCTGCAGACGCTGGCGATCACAGCCAATGGCGATCAGCAGGGTTGGGGCTCCAACGTCTCGCCGGCTTACGAGGCGGTGAACGAGATCGTCTATAACGACGGGATCTACATCGACACGCCCACGGCCAACGAGGTGAGCACCTTTGCGCAGGCCGCGACGCTGGTGTCGACGCCTTCGGCCGTCGTGGTGACCGCCCGGGCGGCCGCGGGCTCGACGGGGCCTCAGCACCTCCAGCTGGCCCTGGAACCGGTCGGCAATAGCACGGTCTACTTCAGCGGCAACATGACGCTCGGCAGCGGATTTGAGCCCTTTGTAAACGTCTGGCCGACCAATCCCAACGGCAATGTCGCCTGGACCACTGCGGCCGTGCAGGACATCCTGTACGGCGTCAAGAGCATCGCATAGGAGGGCCGGATGGCCAGGACGCGCAATTACACCGTCGAGTGCGCCAAGGTCGCGGCCACGGTGAAGCAGGACGTGCTGGCGGTCTACGCCGGCGCCAGCATGTCGTTCGAGGTGCAAGGCTGGTCGATCGCCCAGGACAACATTTCGGCGTTTGATAACCTGGCCTATCGCATTGTCTTATTGCCGGCGACGGTGACGGCCGGATCTGGCGGCTCAACGCCCAGCGCCCAGCCGGTCTTACCCTCCGATGCGGCCGCCACCGTCACCGCTCACGCCAATGACACGACGCAGGCCACCACAGGCGGCACGGCGCGGGTGCTCTACAGCGGGGCGGTGAACATCCAGAACGGCGAGCTGGTGCTGCTGCCGCCGGACCTGCGCTTCGTGTGCGCCCCCAGCCAGGCCATCGTGCTGTCGCTCGATGACGCGCCGGCCAATTCCACGACGATCAGCGCCACGATGTTCATCGGCGAGCAGCACTAGGCGCCCCCGCCGCGGGCCGCCATGACCAACCTCCCCACCAGCCTCACGACCGTCGCCTATTCGGGGTCGCCGGTCACCTACACCGCGCAGGCGGACGGCGTCTTCACGTTCAAGTTATGGGGCGCGGCGGGCGGGCCGCCTTACGGCCAGTCGCCGATCAGCGGCCCTGGCGGTTTCGTTTCCGGCAGCGTGCTCCTGGCTAGCGGCGACACCATCGCCGTGACCGTCGGCGGCGGTGGTCTGCCGTCGAGTGGCAGCGGCGCGGCAGGCGGCTATCCCAACGGTGGCTCAGGCAACGGCCGCGGCGGCGGCGGCGGCGGCCGAACCCAGATCACCCGCAACGGCACGGTGATCGCCGTCGCGGGCGCCGGCGGCGGCGCTGGCGACGCTGGCGGCGGGGGCGCGGGCGGCGGCATTACCGGCGGTCCCAGCCTCAGCGGCTCCGTAGCTGAAAGCTACGGCGCTTCCCAAACCAGCGGCGGTTGGCCGCCGGGCCAGTCATCCAGCTATGTCACAGCGGGGTCGGCCTACCAGGGCGGCAATGGCGGTAGTGGCACCTGGGCTGGCGGCGGCGGCGACGGCTATTTCGGTGGCTGCGGCGGCGGCGTGAACGCGCCCAGCAATGACTGGGGGGGCTCCGGCGGATCCGGCTATCTTGAGCCGCTGACCATCTACGACAAGGTGTGGGCGCAAGGAAGCACCGCGACCAACGAGCCGGGCGGATACACCGATCCGGCCTATCCCGGCGGCGGCGTGGGCGTGGGCGTCGGATCGGGCGGCGGTACGGGCCCCACGGGCGGCAACGGGGCGGCCGCCATCGTCTTCGACACCTCACCGAGCTACACGACCCTGCCGGTGGTCCTGACCACGATAAGCGCCTCGGGCGCCGACGCCGTCTATGTGGTGGGCGCGACGGCCACGCAGGAGTTCAAGCTTTGGGGCGCCGCTGGCGGGGCGAATGCGTCCGGTGCGGAAGGGGCGGCCGGTGCGTTCGTCGACGTTCTGCTCTCGCTCACCGCCGGCGACATCGTGCGCATCCAGGTCGGCGGCGGCGGCATAGCGCCCAGCGGGTCGTCGACGAACGAGCCCGGCGCGTGGCCGGACGGCGGGTCTGGCCTCGGCGAGGGCGGGTCCGGCGGCGGCTCGAGCCGCATCTTCGTCAATGACGTCTTGCAGGCCGCCGCGGGGGCGGCCGGCGGCTCCGGTGGCTCCGGAGGGATCATCCCGGGCTACGGCGGTTCGGCGGCCGCCGGCGGCCCGGCATTGAATGGATCGACCACGATCATCACTGGCGGCACGGCCTCCGCCGGCGGCTACCCCACCGGCACATCGCCTTCCTATCTGACCGCCGGCTCGTTGCTCATGGCGGGGTTCCCGGCCTACGACAGCTGGGCCGCGGGCGCCGGCGGCGGCTATTACGGTGGCGGCGCATCGCCGGACGGCAGCGGCGACAACTGGTCCGCGGCGGGCGGCTCGAGCTATGCGTCTGGCCCGCTGGTTACCAGCGCCACGATCCAAGCCGGGACGGCCACGACGCCAGGCGGCACGACCGACCCGGATTACGTCTCCGGCATTGGCGCGCCCACCGCCAGCGGCACGGCCGGCACCGGCATGGTGGTGATCCTAGCGCCGGTGACGCCGCCCACGCCGGCCGCGCCCGCCTTCCGCCCGCGGCCGACGCCGTTCTGGTCGTGGGATGAGCCGGACTGGCTGTTCGGCCAGCTGGCGCGCCCGTCCGTGCCGTCGAACCTCGAGAAGGTCGGGAAGATCACCGCCTATGCGGTCATGGGCGTCGACGGTGTGGCGCTCGTTCCCAAGATCACCGCCTATGCCGTGCTGAACAACGGTGACGGTGTGGCGCTCGTTCCAAAGATCGTCGCCTACGCCGTCCTTGAACCCGCGCCGGTCAGGCGTCAAACTCAGGTGCGGCTCTTCGTCGGCCGGAGGGCCATCACATGAGCACCACCTGGTCGCTGAATGCGGGCGCGCTGATCACCAGGGCTTATCGCATCCTCGGGAACCTCAACGCTCCGTGGGTGCCGACCGACGATCAGCTCAACCAGGGCCTGATCGCGCTCAACGCGATGCTCAAGGGCTGGCAGCTCGACGGGATCAATCTCTATCGCCAGACCCAGCTGTCGCTGGCCGTGCCTACGGGCATAGGCTACGCCGGCAACCCGTTCCAGATCACGCCGCTGATCATGGGCTTCGAGGAGGGCCGATGGGTCGTGCAGCCCGCTCCGAACCTTTATGAGCGCCCGCTGGCCGTGTATTCCTACATCGACTACATGAACCTGCCGAACAAGCTGGCGAAGGCGTCTTCCGGCCCCTCGGTCGTATGCTTCGACAAACAGGTCAACGCGTCGAACTTCTACTTTTGGCCGCTGCCGACGAACGGTGGCACGATGAATTGCACCGTGGCCCGAACCACGAACGACGTGAACTTCGTCACCGACCCGCTGGACTTCCCAAGCGAGTGGACCGAGGACGCGATCTATACGCTCGCCGACCGCCTGATGGACGACAGCGGCATGGCCGCCAGCGATCCTGCCACAGCCGACCGCATCCAGCGCCGGGCGGCCGCCTTCTACTCCAAGGCGTTGAACTTCGATCGCCCGACGTCGGTGTACGTGCGGCCGTGGGGACGGAAGGGATCGGGCAAGTTCTGGCGGTGACTTGACGCGCGGGCGAAAACGCGCACCATGCGCGCGGGCTCGAAGAGTCTCTCCCCCACATTCCGGAAATCCCGCCGATGGCCGATCGCGAGCATAAGTGGATTGCGAACGCGACCAAGAACAAGGGCGCGCTTCACCGCCGCCTCGGCGTGCCGCAGGGGAAGAAGATTCCGGCCAAGAAGCTCGCCGCCGCCGCGCGCAAAGCCAAGCCCGGCAGCAAGTTGGCGAAGGAGTTGAATTTGGCGAAGACGCTCAAGGGCCTTCGCCACTGACGCCCCATCCCGGGGCACACGCTTCGGCGTGAAACGCGGCGCCCGGCCACGGTCGCCCCGGATGAAGAGAGACAGCGCCATGATGCGCCATGAATCGAAGACCGCTCGCGCCCATGAACGTGCCGGCGCGAAGAAGATGCCGCACAAGGAGCACGTGAGGGCCGGCAAGGCCGCCCATCACGGCGGGCAGCACAAGGGCGGCCACAAGGTCGTGCACGTGCACCACCACCACCACATGCACCACGACGGCAAGTAAGCCGCCGTGGTCTCGAAGAATCCCTTCTTCAAGGACGGGAAACTGAAGCGCGAGCCCCGGCCCGCGCCGAAGGTCAAGCCGTTCAAGCATGGCGCCAAGGAGGTGATCCGCAAGGGTCCCTCCAAGGCCAAGGCCGACGCCGGCAAGAAGCGCTTCGGCAAGACCGAGGTGCACCACTACCACCACAAGGTCGACTGATATGGCGCGCAACATCGGCAATCGGCCCGGCCCGACGCCAGGCCCGAAGGGTGTGGTCAAACAGCATCACGCGGCGGCCTCCGGCTATGAACTGCCGACGCCAACGCGCGTGGTGGACACCTTCCAGAAGAACGGCGAGACCGGCCCGGTGCATGTCCCGGGTCTCGCCCACACCGGCAAGCGGAGATAGACGATGGCCGTTCAGCCGCCTCCGGGCGCCAACTTCGCCGTCCCTGGTGTCGCGAACGGGCTGGTCGCCGGGGATGGCTTCGTCGGGCCGCCCAACGCCAACCTGGGCGCCTCGCCCGCCTACGGGCCCGCTACCTTCCCCTATGGCTCCTCGCTCGCCGCGCCGGTGATCTCAGGTGTCGCGGCACTCACGCCCACCAGCATCGCCGCCGCTGGCGCGACGCAGGGCGCGGCGACGGTGATCACCTCGACCATCGTCTATGTGACCGCCACCGCCTCGACCGAGGGCGTGTCGCTTCCCGCCGGGGTTGGCAACTTCATCGTGCTCTATGCGCCGGGTTCGGTCGGCGTGAAGGTCTATCCGCCGAAGGGCGGCAACGCCAAGATCAACACCCACAGCACCAATGCCGGCGTGGTGCTGGCCGCGGCGCACGGCGCCATCTTCGCCGAGATCTCCGCAACGCTCTGGGTCGCGATCACCGGCCCGAACCTGTAGCGCCATGCCGCCCCTGCCGATGACCACTGGCCATTACGGCAGGCCGCGGGCAAAGCTGCCGACCATCCGCTTGGTCAACGCCTATGTGGAGTCGACCGAGGGCGGTCCGACCAAAGAGGCGCGCCTGCCCCGCCCGGGGTTCGCGCTCGATTTCACCTTGGGCGCGGGCCCGATCCTGCGCATGTTCCAAGTCCCCGGCCTCTTCAATTCGGCGCTGTTCAGCGTCTCGGGCGGCGGCTTCTACAAGGATTCGGCGCTGGTGGAGACCGTGCCTTATGGGACCGCGCCACGAATGGCGGCCGCGCAGGAATACCTCGCGCTGGTGACCGGCGGCGCGCTCTACGTCTATGACGGCACGTCGCTGACGCTGGTCGAGTTCTTCGACGACGGCGTCTCGCGCCTGCCCGCCTTCTCCGGCGTCAGCGTGCTCTACAACATCTGGATTTTCCCGGTCGCGGGCTCGAATCAGTTCTTCTTCTCGGCCGTCGGCAATCCAGCCTCGATCAACGCCGCCAACTTCGGCGCGGCTCAGACCTCGCCGGGCCCGATCGTCGAGACGATCATTCTCGCCGAGGAAATCCTCTTCCTCTGCACGGACGCCGTCGAGTTCTGGGACTACAGTGGGTCGCTGACCGCGCCCTTCGCCGAAAGCCAGGGGCGCACCTACATCCGCGGCTGCGCGGCGCAGGGCGCCGTCGTGAAGATGGACAACGCGGTCTTCTTCGTGGCCGACGACTTCAGCGTCTACCGGACCTCGGCCGTGCCGATCAAGGTCTCGACGCCCTATATCGATGACCGCCTGGCCGAGGCCGGCGCGGGTGTGTCGCAGTGCACCGCCTTCACGCTCTCGATCGAGGGGCACGTCTTCTACGTGCTCAATATCCCGACCCTGAATGAGAGCTATGCTTATGACGCCCAGACCAAGGAATGGGCGCAGTGGGGCACGCAGCAGCCATTCCAGGCCAACCCGGGGCTGTTCGCCGCCAGCTGCGCGGCCGGCTTCGGCTCGAGCATCTGGCTAGGCGATGCGGTCACCGGCGATGTCTACTTGCTCGACCCGTCGAACAACACCGATAACGGGATCGCGAAGCGCGTGATCGTGTCCGGCGCCCTATGGCGGCCCGGCGGCATCGAGCGCTGCAACACCGTGGCCCTCGCCTGCGTCCGCGGCGTTGGCGATCCGGCCGCGCCCGATCCCATGGTGGAGATGCGCTACAGTGACGACGGCGGCCGCACCTTCACGCCTTGGATCCAGGCCAGCCTTGGCGTCGCCGGCGGATACTACTACAAGGCGGTGTGGCGCGGCTTGGGGACCATGCAGCAGCCCGGGCGCCTGTTTGAGTTCTCGGTGTCCGATCCGGTCAACTTCACCGTCGAGGGAGCATCCTACAATGAAGCTCGTCCGTAAGGCTCTGTCCTGCCTGGCGGCGCTCGCCGTCGCCCTGGCGGCCGTCCCCAGCGCCGCTCAGCAGGTGGTGGGCTACATCGGCACGGCGGGCGCCGGAACGCCGCTGGCGGCCTCCTCAGCCAATCCGCTGCCGGTGTTCTCAACCACCTTTGCCCAGACCGGCACGGCCTCGCTGAGCGCAGGCACGACTACCTCAAATGTCGCGCTGGGCGCGGCCGGCGCCTACGCTATCGTGACGAACGGGGGCTCGGTCACCGCCTATGTGGCGTTCGGCGGATCGAGCGTCACCGCGACGACGGGCAGCTATGCGATCCTGCCTGGCCAGGTGGCGATCTTCCAGACGGGCGCCGCCACCTACATGGCTGGGATCACCGGATCGTCGACGGCGGCGCTGACGGTGCTCTCCGGCAATCAAGGTGGGATCGGCGCCTCGAGCATCACGATCGGCACGGTGACCCAAGGGACGGCGGGCGCAAGCCCGTGGCTGGTGAACTCCCCGGATGCGGCGTCGGCGACGGGGACCATAACCGGCACACAGACGGTGGTGCTCAGCGTCCCGGCCGGTGGCTACGCCACGTTCGGGCTGCAGGTTTCCGGGACATGGACCGGCACGATCGTGGTCAAGGCCTCGATCGACTGCACCAATTATTACCAGACGACGGTGGTGCCCGTGACCACGGGTGTCGAGGCCGGGGTCTTGTCGGCGAACGGCCTCTTCCAAGGCAACATGGCGGGGTTCAAGTGCATCGAGGCGCAGGGCGTGAGCGTGGCCACAGGCACGGCGCACGTGACTCTAGTGGGCAATGTGGGGGCCGCGACCGTCATGCAGGACAACCTGCCGTGGACGGTGGTCAGCGCGCCGTATCCCTATACGGCCCTTGGCTGCGGCCAGCTCGCGGCCTTCTCGACCGCGACGCTGCTTTCGGCGGTGAGCGGCGGAATCCCCTCTGGCGCGACGCAGGCGACGCTCAGTGTCGAGACCAATATCGTGCGCTACCGCGACGACGGCACGGCGCCGACGGCGAGCGTCGGAACCCCGCTCCCGACCGGCGGTGTCCCATGGCCCTACAGCGGGCCCCTCAGCGCCATCGAATTCATCCCGGAGACCGGCTCGGCGACCGTCGACGTGTGCTTCTACAAGTGAGGCCACTAATCGATGGCTGAGGTCCTCAATTCCAGCATTCCGCAGGCCATCGTTCCCTTCTCGTCGGATGGCGGCTCGACGCTGACGCTGCCGTGGCGGCGGTTCTTCCAATCGCTCTCATCGCTCAGCAATAACAGCCTCACGCCGGCCGACGTCGCCGCGCTGGAGGCATTGGCGAATGAAGCGCTGGCGGATGCGCAGGCGGCCCAAGCGGCGGCCGCTGAGGCCCTCGCCGCGGCCGCCCTCTTCGAGGTGCTGCCCTACATCGCCCTGGCCTCCAGCGCCTCGCCTGAGGCCGGGCTGGACGCAATCGGGCTCTTAGGGATAGCTGCGCTCGACGGCGGGGACTGCAAGCCGCCGTCCGGCTTTCGGAGGACGTCATGACCGCCACGCTCGCCAATGTCGATGTGCAGCTGGGCAACGCCACCACCGTGGTCATCCAGTCCGGCGGCGCGTCGCAGATCGCCATCCTGAAGGCCACGGCGTTCAATGGCGGCAACACCTCGATTGGCGTCTCGGTCTGGCGCGTGCCCAACAATGGCTCGCCGGCGGAGAGCAACCAGTTGATCAGCGCGCTGGCCAGCACCATCGGGGCCGGAGAGACGGTCGTGCTGCCGCTATCCGGCCAGACCCTCATCGCCGGCCAAACGCTCGCCGCGAGCGCCTCCAACGCCGCCGTGACGGTCAGCGTGGGCTATCTGGGAAACCCGCTATGATCCGCTCATTCGACCCCGAGCCGTTCAACGAGATCTTCGCCGAGCCAACGGTGCGCCCGTGGATGGGCTTTGGCATGGAGGCGCGCGATCTGGCGCCGCTTGTGCGCGATCCGGCGAACTATTGCTTTCTGACCGACAACCGGCAGGGCGGCTACATCCTGCATCGGCTCGATCAAGGCCTCTACGCCGCCCACACGCTGGCGCTTCCGGCGGCGCGGGGCACGCCGATGTTCCGGCTGATGATCGAGGGCTTCGCCTTCATGTTCACGGCCACCGACGCGGTGGAGATCGTGACCATGGTGCCGGACGGGAATGAGAACGGCGACCGCTGGGCGCAGATCGCCGGTTTCCGCGATGTCTTCCGGCGCGACGCGTGCTTCACCCTGATCGATGAGCTGGTCGGCGCCAGCTTCCGCTCCCTGGCCTATGGCGACTGGGTGCTGCGCGACGCCCACAACCGCATGGTCGGCGAGCATTTCCACGAAGTGTTGGTGAAGCATGGCGCGGAAGTCAATCACCCGGCGGACCGGGTGCACGACTACTGGGTGGGCGCGACTATCCGCGGGGCGCGCCGCGGCAACTTGGCCAAGTCGGTGGCGCTCTTCAACCGCTGGGCAGCGCAGGCCGGCTATCTGCCAGCGCGCATCATCAGCGTCACGCCGCCGGTGGTTGACATCCACACATCGGTGATAGGATTGTCGCCGGACGGGATCGAGGTCTTGCTGACCCGCCCGCCGCTGCGCGAACAGGCCGAAGGTCAGGTGTCCGCGCCCCACTAATTCCAAGGGGTGAGACAATGCCGGTAGGCGCCGGACTCGCGATTTCAGGTGCTGCCACGCTCGGCTCGGGAGCGCTCCAGGCCAACGCCTCCAGCAAGGCGACCAGCGCCGCTGAGCAGGCGCAGGCCAACACCCTGGCTTGGGAAAAGCAAGTCTATGGCCAGACCTCAGCCGAACTGCAGCCGACGATCAGCCAGGGCACGGCGGCCGGGAACGAGTTGGCGGGCCTTCTCGGCACCGGCGGCAACGCAGCGCAGAGTCAGCAGGCCTTCAACACTTACCTCGGCTCGACCAACTACCAGTTCCAGCTTGGCCAGGGTCTGCAGGGGATCGAATACGCCAATGCCCCCGCGTTCTCGTCGTCGGCCACCGCCAAGGCGCTGAACAACTACGCGCAGGGGCAGGCGGGGAATGCGCTCAGCGGCTATGAATCGCTGCTGAGTGGCCAGCAGTCCTTGGGCGCGCAGTCGGCGCTCGGGCTCGGCCAAGTGGGCGTCGGCGCCGGCTCGACCATCAACAGCGCCAACCAGGCGGCGGCGGGTACGATCGGCTCGGCGGCGGTCTACGGGGCAAACTCCGGGCAGAACGCGCTGTCCGGCCTCGCCTCCCTGGCCAACCAGGGGATCACGCAGTCGAGCTTCGGCAGCGGCGGTAGCTCCGCCATTCCCGCCGACCTGCAAGGGTTGGTCTGATGAGCGTCAATTGGTCCGCCGCCCCCAACGCACTCCAGCCCTTCCAGACCGGTCAGCAAGGCGCGGCCTTCGGGCTCGAGCTTGGTCAGAAGCAAGCGTCGATCAATGCGCTCCAGAACGTCGACATCAACGATCCGGCGAGCGTCGACGCTGGAATCAAATCGTCGATCCGCGCCGCCAATCTCGAACAGGCGAGCGCGCTGATGAACCTGAATGTCCGTCGGTCGGTCCTGGCCGGGCTCCCGAGCCTGATGGGGGCCATCGGCGGCCAAGGTGGCGCTGGTCCGGGAGGGGGCCAGCCGCCGGCGACGTCAGGCGCGGCCGCGGTCCCGTCCGCCGGGGCTGCGCCTGACCAAGCGGGCCCGGGGGCGGCGCCTGCCGCGCTCACGCCAGACCAGATGGCGCAGCATTCGGCGATCATGGGGCAGGCCGCGCAGGCCGTGACGGATCTCCAGAACACGCCGGAGGCGGAACGCCCGGCCAAAGCCGCGGCGATTAAGCAACGGTTCGCCGCGATGGGCATTCCCGAGGCTGCCATTGACGCCCACCTGAGCGATTTGTCTGATCCCGGCCTGAAGGCGAGCGGCGACTACTTCAACGGCGTGATCGCGGCGGGCCAGCCGGCCGGAGCCGGCGGCGTGGCGCCGACCATGCCGGCGCACCCCAGCGGCTTCGCGTGGGCCAAGTCCCTGCTGCAGAACCCGCAACTGATGGCGCAGATGGAGCTTTACAAAGGCTTCGGCATCGACACGACGGGCCTGATCGACCAGGCGCGCGGAATCGCCATGCCGGAGATCCAGAAGCAGGCCGACCTCGCCTACGCCGGACCGATCGCGGCAGCCACCGCTGGCGCGCAGAAGGGGGTGGAACTGGCCTATGCGCCCGCGCTCGCCGGCGTCGAGGTGGCCAAGGCCGGGGCCACGGCCGCCGCCACCGCGCCGGTGGAGGTCGAGAAGGCGCGCGAGGAGGCGCAAAACGCCGCGAACATCGCCGCATCGAAGGACGTGATCGACGTGCCCTTCACCGACCCCTCGACGGGGGTCACCCAGCAAGTGAAGATGACGCGGGCGGACTACATCAACCACCAGCGGGCGGCGGACCTGCCGGGCCTAGGATTGGCCACGTCGGCGGCGAACACCGAGTTCCAGAAGGGTGACGCCGAGTCGCTGCAGAAGACCGCCGCCACGGCCGCCGATCCGGCGCGGATCCAGCAACATCAACAGGCCGTGATCACCGGAAATCAGATCCGCGACCTTGCCTTGGGCCTGGGGACCGGGAAGTACACAGGCCAGGTCAGCGCGATCGCCCAGACGCTCGGTCCGCTGATGGCGGCGGCCGGCGTGCCCTCCGACCACATGAATCAGTACGCCACCAATGCTCAGTTGCTGGCCAACGATCTGACCCAAGCCGCGAAGCAGCAGTTCGGCGGCTCGGCGCTGCCGCGGGTCAAGAGCGAGTTCGACATGCTCATGAAGGCCGTGCCGAACGCCGGCTCGCCGGCGGGCACGATCGCGCTCACTGGCGCCGGCCTGGCGGCGAAGGCGAACTACGAGTCGGAGTACGACCAGTTCATGACCAACTGGGCGGCCGACGCGAGCAAGCCGAAGAGCCTCACCGCCGCCAACGCCGCATGGATGGCCGGCCCTGGCCGGCGCAGCGTTCTCGCCGACCCGGCGTTCCAGAGCTTCACCCTGTTCGGCAAACCGGTCGTGCAGATCGCGCCGCAGCCGCTGAAGGACGGACACGTCTACGGCGTATTCATGCCCGGCACTCCCCAAGCGCAAACTTTCGTGGCTAAATAGATGGCCGTCGCAGCTCTCGCGACGGCGGGTCTTCCTGGGACTGCCCCGCCGCCAGACCAAGGCGGCGGGGGCTTTTCGCCCGGCGATATCGACAGCGCCGTGCGCATGGCCGTGGGCGAGGCTCCGGTCTCCGATCGCCTGCAGCAGCAAGCCGTCATCCATGTCGCCCTCAACCGGGTGAAGGCCAGCGGCGCGGGACTGTCGGACGTGATCGCCGAGCCGGCGCAATTCACCGGCTACCACACTTCCCGCGCTCAGCAGCTGCAGCCGACGGATGCGGTCTATCAGCGCACCCTAGCCAACATCACGCCGGTCCTGACCGGACAAGCGCCCGACCCGACCGGTGGCGCAACGCTCTACCTGAACCCGACCCTGCAAAAGGCCAACGGCGACCCGATCCCGAAGTGGGCGAACCCGGCCAACCAGACGGCCGCGATCGGGCCGCATGTCTTCTACAGCGGCGAATTCCCCCATCCGGGGCATGCCGCCGAGACCGGCGAAACCGGCCTGTCGGTGGCGAACTTCTACAAGGCCACAGGTCTCACGCCCCCAGGCGCGGCGCCCGCGGCTCCGCCGGCGGCGGAGAGCGCGCCTACGGCCAGCCCGCTTTCCGTGGCGGACTTCTACGCCCAGTCCGGGCTGAAGCCGCCCCAAGGCTCGGCGCCGGGGCCCGCGCCCGCTGGCGGCCCGCCCGCCGCGCCGGGCAAGCCTGCCGGCCCGCTGCAGGAGATGGCGGCCGGCGCCGGGGAGTTCCTGACCGGATTGCCGGGACAGGTGGCTGGCGCGTTCGGGATCGGGCCTCAATCCCTGGGCGGGATGGCCGGCCAGGCGATCAGCGAGCGAGACCCAAATCTCATCGCCGCCGCCAGGAAGGCCGGGGTGACGCCTCAGGCTTTCGCCGCCGCGGCCGCGGCCCAAGGAAATCCGCAAGGATGGTTCAACACCGCGCTTGGGGCGATCGGCCTCAACCCCGAATCAGTGCCGGCCACCACGCCCGCCCAGCGCATCGAGCGAGCGATCGGCGGCGGCGCGGCTTCCGCCTTGATCCCCGGCGGCGAAGCGGCGGGCCCGCTGGCGGCCGCCGGTAAGTTTGCCGCCAACGCCCTGGCCGGCGCGGCGATTGGCGGGGGCTCGCAGGCGGCCACGGAGGTCGCGCCGGCGCCACTGAAGCCGCTGGCGGGCCTGGCCGCCGGCGCGGCCCTGGCCGCCACCGGTCACGGCCTGGGAGCGCTTGGAGGGGGCGCGGCGCGCGCGGTCGGCGCCGGGCTCGATCCATTCGCGGCGGCGCTCTCGGAGGGAGCCGCCCAGAGGCAGGCCGGCGCGAAGCTCGCGGCCAGCGCGAAGGACGTGGGCGCGGTGCGCAATGCGCTAGCTGGAACCGAGCATGAACTCGTTCCCGGATCCCAACCGACGACCTTCCAGCTGACCGGAGACATTGGCGTCGGCGCGCTGGAGCGTGGCGCGGCCGCGATGAACCCCGCCGAGTTCAAAGGGCGCGCGGCTGAGCAGAACACCGCGCGCGTGCAGGCGTTGAACAACTTGCAGAGCGGCGGAGATCCGGCGGCGCTGGCCAAACAGGTCACCGGGCAATTCGAGAACATCGATGCGACCACGCAGAGCGCGATCGACACCGCGCAGGCAGCGGCGCAGGAGAGGGCCGCGGCGCTCGGCGGCGCAGCGCCGCCGGCGGACTACGGGGCGGCGCTACGCGGCGCGATCACCGATGCGGAGACCGCCGCCCGCGCCCGTGAAAGCGGCTTGTGGCAGGCCATCGATCCGGACGGCACGTTGACCGGCAACGTCAAGGCGACCACCCAGGCGGCCAACGAGATCGCCCGGAGCCTGCCGGTCACCGCCAAGCCGATGGCGGGCGAGGAGGCGGGGATCTTCGATGCGGCGCAGGGCATGCCGGCGATTGCCCCCGTCTCCGACCTGATCGCCCTGCGCTCGCGCGTGTCGACCGAGATGCGCAATGAACTCCTGGCCAATGGCCGATCGCCGGCCTACGCGCGCCTGTCGCAACTTCGAGGCGCCATCCAAAACAATCTCGAATCGACGATCACCGACAAGATCGGCAGCGACAATGCGGCGGTGGCCGCGGGAACCATGCCGGCGCCGCAGTCCGCGGCCGCCCGGCTGCAGCAGGTGCTGGACGATGCAAGGCAATCCGGCGAGGCCGTCTCAATCCGCGGAAATAGCGGCGGTGCTGTCCCAGTACATCCCGCCGGCGCACCACCTGGCGGCCCTCCCGTGGGTGGAGCAGAAGGTGCGGGCACTGGGCGACCTGGAGCTGCTGCGCGCGCTCCGGGAGTACCGGGAGCACCTACTTTCGACGCAGCCGCGGCAGAGCGCCTAGCAACCGCCACATCGGCGACCAAGGAGCGCGCCCGCACGTTCGGTCTGCAGCCGGTCAGCGCCGTGACGGCCAAGGCCGGCCCATCCGACATCTTCAGGTTGCCGGACGGCTCAGTGCCCGGCAGGTTCTTCCACAGCGGCCCGAACGGCTATGAGCACGTCCAGGCGGCGCTGAAGGCCGGCGGCGCCGCCGCGCAGCCGGTCCTCGAGGACTATGCAGCCAGCGACCTGCGCCGCGCCGCCGGGACGCCGGATGGGACGATCGATCCCATCAAGTTCGGCCGCTGGCGCGCCGCCAACCAGGAGGCCCTGCGCGCCTTGCCGCCGGAGACGCAGGCGCGCTTCGCCGATGCGGCCAGCGCGAGCAAAGCCGTGGCCGACGCCGCCGTGTCGCGCGCCGAGGCGCTGAAGGTCTTCAAGGCCGGCGCGCTTGGCCGGGTGATCGGCATGACCGATCCGGAAGCGGTCACCCGCACGGTCGGCACGGCGCTGCGCGGCGCCAATGCTGTCGGCGACATCCGCGCGCTCGCGCAGGCGGCCAAGGCCGATCCGGAGGCCGTCCAGGGGCTGCGCCAGGCCATCGCCGACCACATCGCCCAGACCCTGATCAGCAACACCGAGGCGGGAACGACAGGCGCCGCGCAGATCTCGGCTGACAAGTTCCAGACCTTCGTGAAGCGCAATCGCGCCGCCTTGGCTCAAGCCTTCACGCCGGCGGAGGTCGATTCGATGGAAAAGATCGCGCAGGACATCCAGCGCGCGAATCGCTCGAGCAACGCCCTGAAGCTGGCCGGATCGAACACCACCCAGGACATCAACGCGACCAAGATGTTTGGCGGCGCCATCAACCATGGCAGCAAGACGATGCTCGACCTGGTGGGCGGCACGCTGGGCGGAATTGTCGGCGAGCATCTTCACCTGCCGGGCGTGGGCGAGCTCGGGGGCGCATTGGCGCTCGACAAGATCCAGTCGCTCCGAGCCGCTGGTATCGACAACGTCAACAAGCTTCTGGTCCAGGCGCTCCTCAACCCGAAAGTCGCCGCCGATCTCCTGGCCAAAGTCCCTGCAACCGTCGGCGCGACCCAGAGCGCCCTGAACCGTCTCGGCGCCGCGCTGGCCCGCGGCACGGGCGCCTCGATCGGCGCGCGCCAGGCGCAGCCGCAGCAACCCGTGCGCGCTAATCCGGGCGGCGGCACGGCGCTTTCCTCATCGGCCATCGGAGCGCACATCGCCAGTGCGGCGTTCTCGCCGGCGCCAGGCTCGCTGAACGCCTTCGCCGGTCTTGGATAGGAGCCAATCATGGCCAGCGGCCGACTGATCATCCCCCTCGCCGAGCCCGCCCTCAACGCCGCCGGACAGGTCGCGCCAGGCACACTGATGACGGTCTACGAGACCGGAACCACGACGCTCGCGACGATCTGCTCCGATTCGGGGCTGACGACGCCGATCCTGAATCCCCAGACCGCCAACGCGGCCGGCCGCTTCGAAGAGCAGGCCACGGTCTTCTGGCTGGACGCCGGCGGCGCGTACGATGTGCTGCTGCACTTCCCCGATGGTTCGTCGATCACCTTCGATCAAATTTACGTGTTGGGCGCGCAGACGAACGTGAGCGGCTTCGCGCCGATCAACTCGCCGGCGTTCACCGGAGTCCCGACCGCCCCGACGCCGTCCGTGACCGATAATTCGCAGAAGTTGGCGACCACGGCCTATGTGCAGGATCAGGACTACGCCCCCCTGGCCTCGCCGGCGTTCACCGGCAACCCGACCGCCCCGACGCCGGCGGCGGGCAACAGCAGCATCAGCATCGCGACCACGGCCTATGTCGAGGCGGCGATCTCCGGCAGCACATCGGTCTTCACCTCCTCGGAGTATTCTGTCGTCTCCGGCACGGCGGTGACCAACATCGCCCATGGGTTGAAGACGATTCCCCATCGGGTGCAGGCTTTCCTGCGCTGCAAGGCGTCGAACAACGGCTATACGGTGGGCTGTGAAGTGCCGATCAACATCGACGCCAACTACGAGAGCGGAGGCGCCCGATCCTGCGGCGCTGTGGGCTTCGCGGTGAGCGCCACGAATATCGGCTACATCATCGCGATCAACGGGGTTTCGCTCTTGGCGGTCAGTCCCGCCGGTGATCTGCTAGCCCTGGGATCGGAGCCGACCAGCCCGGACTGGATGCTGTTTCTCAGGGCATGGGCGAACTGACGCAGGTATGTGGTACAAGGGGCGGTTCTCATGGCCGACGGCGGCTTGCAAATCACCTTCGGCGAAGTGCTTGGCTCCGTCCCGGGCCTGATCGCGCTGGCGGGTGCGATCCTGGGATATGGCCGGCTCAACCAGCGGGTCGACGATATGCAGAAGGCGCTCGAAGGCGAAAACGGCCTGGTCGCAAAACTGAATGCATTGACGCATAACGTCACCGGCGTGCAAGTGGCGGTGGGCAAGCTCGATGAGCGCACCGCCAACACCAACCAGACGCTGAGCGACATGAACAAGAAGCTCGATCAGATTCTGATCTCTAGTCGGCAGACCCATTGAGCATGCGGACCATCCCCCCGGAGATCGTCGCCGCCGCCCAGTCCGCGCAGAAGGCGACCGGCATTCCCGCCAGCATCAGCCTCGGCCAATGGGCCCTGGAGAGCGGGTGGGGCGAACACATCCCGCCGCACTCGAACAACTTCTTCGGCGTCAAGGCCGTCGCCGGCCAGCCGTTCGTGGTGGTCGAGACACGCGAGGTGGTTCACGGCGCCTGGGTGAAGATCCCGGCCATGTTCCGGGTCTATCCGAACGTGGAAGACGCCTTCCTCGAGCATGCCAGGCTACTGGCCGACAGCCCGCACTATCTGCCCGCGCGGATGCAACTGCCGAGCGTGCAGGGATTCGTCCATGCGCTGACCGGCGTCTATGCGACCGATCCCCTGTACGGCCAAAAGCTGTGGTCCATGATCCTCGATGAGGATCTTCGCCGATTCGACATCCTGGAGACCAAGACCATGAGCAATACCGACCTCAGCCCGCCGCCCGTCGCGCCGGCGACGCCCGCGCCCGCCGCGCCCCTGATCCCCCCGGACCTGCAGGCGCTGATCGCCGCCGCCGCGGCTCAGGCCGCCGCCCAAGCCTCGGCCGCCGGCGGAATCACCGCCGCGCAGCTCGAGACCGACGCCAAGCCGATCCTGCAGTCGCGCACCCTCTGGGCGCTGATGGTGACGGCCGTCGCCGCGGTGGCCTCCCATTACGGCCACTCGATCTCCCTCACCACTCAGCAAGCCTGGATCACGGACGCGCTGGACATGGTGCAATACGCCGGCCTGGCCTCGGCCGCGCTCTTCCGAGTCGTCTCCACCAAACAGCTGACCTGAAAGGTTTACCGATGAAGAGGATTTTCGTGGGGCTTATGGCCCTGACGCTCGCCGCCTGCGCGACCACGCCGAAGGACGCGGCTCAGACGCTCTACGCGACCGAGGGCGCGCTCACCGCCGCTGTGCAGATCGCCACGGTCTACGCCCAGCTGCCCACCTGCGCCAAGGGCGCCCCTGTGGTGTGCTCCGATCCGGCGACCGTGACCCGGATCGACGCCGCGGCCGCCGCCGCCCAGGCGGCCGTCCTGGCAGCACAGACCGTGATCACCAGCGGCTCGGCCAGCGCGGCCGCCCAGAGCGCCGCTGTAGCCGCCGCGGTCTCGGCTGTAGCCACGCTGACTTCGCTCACCTCCGCCGTCAAAACCTAGGAGACGACATTGACCGCTGCTCTCATCCTTCAATACGTGATGGCCGCGCTACAGGCGCTGCCGTCCGTCATTTCGGCCGGCGCGACAGTCGAAAGCTGGGTCACCAGCATGACCGCCGAACTGCAGGCCATGCAGGCCAGCAACAGCGACCCGACGCCCGCGCAGTGGGCCGCCCTCAATGCCCAGCTCCTGGCGGCTGTCCAGGCGCTCCAGGCGGCCAAGCCGGCCCCTGACACCCCGGTTGCGGAGCCTTCGTCGCCGGCCTAGGCTGCCGTCCTTCATGGCGATCCCGCTCAACCCTCGTCGCTTAGCTGCGGCGGGGGTTTTTCCCGTCTTTGCGCCAAATGCCCGCGCCATCGCCTTTATCTGATCCTCAGTCGGCTCGACCGGGACCATCTTGTATTTCGGGTCAGTGGTCATGGGAGAATCCTTCCGCAAGTCGGACAGATGTCTGGGGCCTTGGGTGCGTTCTCGTCACCGGCCCGCTGAAGCGTCTCGCCGAAGTCCAGTGCGTAGGCACTCGCGACGCGGTGAAGCATGATGGCGGACGGGGCCTTGGTGCGGCCGCTCTCGATCATGCTCAGAAGAGAATTCGAGACCTTGCCGTCAGTGATCCGCTCGACGTCGCGCAAAGTCAGTCCAAGTGCTTCGCGTCGCGCTTTAAGCCATTGGCCAAGGGTCTCGCCCATCCTCACATCTCCTCGGGCCGGGGGATGGGCGTACCATTCCAGCTAGCTTCGGCGATTTTCTCCAGCGCCGCCTTGGCGACGGTCAGGGTGGATTGGTTAGTTATTCGAAAAGCTTCACTTCCGCGTTGAGCACCGCCATGCGATCCGCATAGGCATTGTCCAGCGCGATCTTACTGCGAGTGCCTAAATCGCCCGGTTGTCGATCGAGGTCTGCCCACGCCTGGCTGAGCGCGACGGCGCGCCGATTGCCGTCGAGAGCGGTCTTGTCCATCTCCCATTCGATGTAGCAGCGCCAGGCCTGTAGGTTGGTGATGAAGTCGAAGCGATAGCCAGCGTCGGTCAGTTCCTTCAGCCGGACGAAGGCCAGCCGTCGGGCCATGGACTTCTGCGCTGTCGACGCGGGCCCGTACTCAGGGGACCGCGCAAGGCTCACGATGGCGTGTTCGATCTCCGGCCAGTCGCGGGCTGACGCGAGAGACTCGGCATAGTCGCCAAACGCGCCCGCCGGCGGCGCCGCGGGGCTCGCCTGAGCCGGTTGCGTGGCCTCATGGCCCAAGGGCAGCTCTGGCGCTTGACTGGCCTCAGCGGCGCTCCCTTCGTCAATCACCGGCGAACCTGCGGAGGAAGCCGGGGATTGGCCCTCCCCCACGTCGCCATCGGCCACCTCCAGTCCGGCGCCATAGCCGCTCGGCATGCGCGCCAAGCGCTCCTCATCCTTCGCGCCAGCGCCGGACGCCGCCGCGGGTGCGTTGGGGGAAGACGTCGCCTCCGCTGAAGCGCCAGACGCAGGCGTGGCAGAGGCCGCAGTAGGACTGTCGACCTCCGCAGCCGGGGCAGACCGGGGGGGCGGCGCTCCCGGCGCTGCCGCAGCCGCCCGAGCCTCCAATGACTCGAACGACGTGACCTTGTCGCCGTCGTCCGTCACGGCCGCCTCTTCCCGATCGTAAATCCCCATGATCACGTCCGGCCGGTGGCGCCTCGCCCACCCGCGGATCGAATAATAGCCAAGCTGCTGATCCTGGTCGCTCAACCAAAGGGGAGAGCGCTTTGGATTGATCTGGGCGATAGGCGGGCTATCCCAGGGCACCACCTCCCCATCCGGCATGGTGATCTCGACACGGCATTTCCGCGTCGGGCCTTCGCCCTCGTAGGTGTAGCGAGGCATGCCTTTGCGAGCCACGCGGTTGAGCACGATGGCGGCGATCGCCTGCGCTTCGAAGGCCATGCGGTCGTTCACAAAATAGGTCTTGTCAGCCAAGGCGAACGGCTCCATCCCCAAGTGGAAAGCCCGCATCGCCACCGCCAGGCACGCACCTGGTTGCTCGCGCAGGTGCGGCGGCACGGCCGGCCCGGCGCGCGACATGAGCTGTGCGAACGCCACGACCTCGCCGAGATTCTGAGGGACCAAGCTCACATGGTCCGGATCGATGGTCATGCCGATGGAGCTGGCGCGCAGGGCCATCTGGCCGACGGGGGCCTCGACGATTTCGTTGCTCATGAATTGATGACCTTGTTCTGGTGGTAGGCGGGGCTGCTGTAGGTCTGCACGCCGTGGGGATAGCCGGGCCATTCGCGACGCGATAGGCAGCGCGCGAAAAGTTCCATGGCCTTGGCGCACTGGCGCTCGGCCACATAGAGAGTATTGGGGTCGGGCTCGAACATCTGCGCGCCATGCGGCGGCGCGCTTTCGACCACAAGATTGACGAAGCGGACGGACCCTTTCAGTTCGGGAAATATCTTCTCCAGGCCACGCCGGTAGAAAACGGCCTGGACATCATAGCCGGCGTCGGCCGCAGCCCGCCCGAACGCGCCGGGTGTGGCCGAGATGCGCAGCGCCTTCGGATCGAGCGCCAGCGCCATCGCCGGACACCAGACGTCCAGCATTCCGCGACACCAGATTTCGCCATATTGGGTCAGCTCTTTCCAGATCATGACCGCCTCAGTGACGTAGGCATGCCCCTCGCAGGCCTCCTCGATCTGCCCTCGCAAAATCCGGGCCATGTCACGGGCTGCGGTCAGATCGCGCTCCAGCACAGGGATGCGGCCATTACGCACCGCCTCATCGCGGTCGCGGCGCGCGTCGGCGCTGGCGTAGTCCCGATAGCGGATGACGCTGATTTCCCGCCCACGGCCAAGCGCTAGGCGGTGGACCGCCGAACCCAGCCAGCGCGCCCGGTCGCCAGTCTCGCGCCAGCCGTAGGGGTTCAGTCGAGGATGCTCATAGGCGAAGTGCATCGGCGATCGATCTAGCAGCGTCGGAATGCCGGATTGGGTCAGGCTGGGCAGGTCGCACGGATCCGCGAAGTAGGAATCGCTGTCCATGTCGAGGTAGAGGCCGGGACCGATCACCCTTCCTCTCCTGCAAAATGCACGCGCCCCGGCGGCGATTTCCCGTCCGCCCGCTCGACCTTGTCGCAATCGGCCACCGTGCCGTCGTGATCGACCCACACATAGCGCGCCCAGCAAAAAGCCGTATGGTCGCCAGCTATGCGCGAATCCAGGTGGCGGCAGGCAGCGCAGGGGCGGGTATTCATAGACCCGCCACCAGCCGCACAAGCCACACCAGGAGCCCGGCGCCAATGCCACCGGCTACCGCGGCGCCCGCAATCGCCCAGAGGCTCAGGCGAGCCTCCAGGCGTCCATAATAGGCGTCCTCGACCCGCTCCAGCGCGGTCCTGACCGGGACGGCGACATGCTGGAGGTTGGCGCCATAACGGCGCTCAGCGGCTTGCTCAGGCATCACATCCGAGAGGTATTCCCCGTAAAGGGTGTCGATCTCTCGCAGCATGATGACCGGCGCGCCCCTAAGCCGCTCAAACTCTTCGAGCCAAGCCGGCCAGTCGTCTGAATGGAAGGATCGGTTACCCATCGATCTTAGCTCCCAAGGCCGCGGCGCGGGCGGTGATGAAATTGAGGATGTCGGTAGTTTCGGCTGCTTTCAGCGTTTCTGGATAATCATGGGCGATGTGCTCGTGATAGTTGGGTACAGTTCGCCATTGGCAGCCGGCGTTGATCCATACGATGCCGTCGTCGTCCATCTCGAATGCATAGAAGAAATAGGGCTCAATGAGCCGTGGGACGATTGCGACCAGGCGCCTGATCGGACGCTCCACGATTCGGGCGCCGGCGAGGTTGGCGCCGTCGAGGTTGGCGCCGGCGAGGTTGGCGCCGGCGAGGTTGGCGCCGGCGAGGTTGGCGCCGGCGAGGTAGGCGCGGGCGAGGTTGGCGCTGACGAGGTTGGCGCTGACGAGGTTGGCGCTGACGAGGTTGGCGCCGGCGAGGTTGGAGCCGGCGAGGTCGGCGCGGGCGAGGTTGGCGCGGGCGAGGTAGGCGCCGGCGAGGTTGGCGCCGGCGAGGTAGGCGCGGGCGAGGTTGGCGCTGACGAGGTTGGCGCGGGCGAGGTAGGCGCCGGCGAGGTTGGCGCCGGCGAGGTCGGCGTCGGCGAGGTCGGCGCCGGCGAGGTAGGCGTCGGCGAGGTTTTGCCTATTCGAAAAACCCCACTTGACGGCTAGACCAAGTTTCACGCTCGGAAATTCATCGGGCGCGCACCGGATCTTGGCAGTGAATTTCACCGAT